CTTGCAAGACATTTGACCCACAGACTGTTCTAGACTGCGCTGTTAAGTACTTCAAGATAACAGGCCATAAAGCAGCATTCTTGCAGCGCCAGGCCTGAACATGAAGAGAGTATTGGTTACTGGCGGTGCCGGATTTATCGGGCACCATCTCATTGAGTATCTTCTCGACAATACAGACTTCGAGATAGTCAGCTTAGACAGGCTCGACTTCTCTGGAAGTCTAAACCGCCTGCATGACATCTTAAAGAATCGTCGCGATGCAAAGCGAGTAAAGATCGTCTATCACGACCTTAGAGCTTCAGTCAACGAGCACACGGCAGATCTCATTGGCGATATTAATATCGTCTTGCATCTCGGTGCTTCTTCTCACGTTACCCGCTCTATCAAGTATCCAATGGAGTTCGTTGAGAATAATGTCAACGGAACGGTGAACATCCTTGAATTTGCAAGGACGCTAAATAATCTAGAGCGCTTAGTCTACTTCTCTACAGATGAGGTATTCGGTCCCGCAGTTCCTGATACTACTTTCAAAGAGTACGACAGGTTCAACCCTACAAATCCATACTCTGCTTCTAAGGCAGCCGGTGAGGCCATGGCGGTGGCCTATGAGAATACGTATAATCTTCCTATCTATATCACTCACACCATGAACGTATACGGTGAGAGACAGAGCACAGAGAAGTTTATACCGCTATGCATGAAGAAGATCATCAACGACGATAAGCTGACTATTCACTACGACAGCAAGACAGGAAAGATCGGCGGCCGCTGCTATCTTCATGCAAAGGACGTGGCCAGCGCACTTCTATTCATCCTGAAGCAGCCCACGCTTGTCATACCAGAGAATACTACGTCTGGAAGATGCGTTAAGATTAATATTGCTTCTACAGAAGAGCTAAATAATCTTGAGGTAGCATCGATACTGGCTTCTGGCGTTGGAACAGAGCTCAACTACGAGCTCATAGACCCAAGCAAAGATCGTCCCGGTCATGATTTTAAGTACAGCATATCCGGCGAGTACCTAAGAGCGATAGGCTGGGAGCAAGAGTACAAAGCGGCAGATGCAATTCCACAGCTCGCGCGTTGGTTCGATGAGAACCGTGATTGGATTAAATAACGGAGTATAATATGCCTTTTGCAGTTGATAAGATCGCAGGTAATGCCATGGGCGGAACTGAGATCATGAAGAACGGGTTGATAGAAAGAATTGATCCTGAGTTGCTTGATAACTTCCAGATCTTTGTGTCTCGCGTGCACGAGGATCTATCAGATAAACACGTTAGAATCTTATGGCTTCAAGATCTAGCTGGTGATCCAGCAAGTGAGCATCTCAAAGACGGCGGTTGGAGAAACTTCGCTAAGCTGATATTCTCGTCTCACTGGCAGATGCGTGGTTTTATCGAGATGTACAATATCCCGTGGTCTAAGTGCATGGTAATACACAATGCCATAAACCCACTTAATCTCGTCGAGAAGCCAAAAGATAAGATCAAGCTGATCTACACACCAACGCCTCATCGCGGTTTAGATATCTTATACGCCGTGTTCAACAAGCTCTGTGAGAAGCACGACAACATCGAGTTAGATGTCTTCTCGTCCTTTAAGCTATACGGCTGGGAAGAGAGAGATAATCCATATACGCAGCTCTTTGAATCGCTCGAGGCTCATCCAAAGATCAACTACCACGGCACACAGTCTAATGAGGTCGTAAGATCTGCGCTTGAGCAGGCTCATATCTTTGCGTATCCATCAATTTGGCAAGAGACCTCCTGCCTGTGTCTAATGGAGGCAATGAGCGCTGGACTGGCGTGCGCGCATCCAAACTTCGGCGCGCTACCTGAGACGGCGAGCAACTGGACTTTCATGTACCAGTGGAATGAGGATAAGAACTCTCACGCGCAGATGTTCTACACGGTATTAGACTCAATCATCGGCGATATTGGTACTGATACTATGAATTCTAGACTCAAGAATCAGAAGGCCTATATGGATGTTTTCTATAGCTGGGATAGCAGGATCGCTCAGTGGGAGGCGTTCTTAAAGAGTCATGTGGACTCTCCGAGAGAACTACCAAAGCAGATGTTCTCATATAAAATAATCTAATTTAACACGGGTGAGTTGACAGAAATTCACCCGTGTGATATATTAAATAAAGGTCAACATGGATAGCAATAACATAATATCTTTTCCAAAGATCAATCAGAATATCAAGGGACCAACATCCCTTGAGGAGATAAATTCAAATATGGACATGATAAGACACGTTCATATAGGAGAGACAATATCCGTCGTAGTTCCTATGCTCTTTGAGCAGTTGAATATAGCTGGTTTTGATTTTCAGGAAGACGGTCTTGAGCTCAAGTATGGGGCTTTCATAGTCGAGTCTATAAGATCCATGTTGATGTATAACTATGAGATGGACCATCCATTTCAGCAGATAGCGCAAGAGATCTTTATCCCTGAAGAGGACGGCAGTCTCAGGATAGTCAATAAGCTGAATATAGAGCTAGACACGCGATTCTATGATGACATAGAGAAGGAATTAAAAGAGTGATTATACTAGACCTATCACAGGTGATGCTTTCTAACTTAATGATGCAGATAGGCAATCATACCAACGCCAAGATCGAAGAGAACATGATCAGGCATATGGTTCTCAACTCAATTAGATCTTATCGTAATAGATTCTGCAGTGAGTACGGCGAGATGATCATCGCCTGCGATAATAAGAACTACTGGCGCAAGAAGATCTTTCCCTACTACAAGGCAAATCGCAAGAAGAACATAGAGAAGTCTGAGCTCGACTGGGTATCTATCTTTGAGTGCATGAACAAGCTTCGCGCAGAGCTCAAGGAGTTCTTTCCGTATCGCGTGATCGACATCGAGTCGGCAGAGGCAGACGATATCATCGCCACGCTCGTTAAGATGACAGCCGCGGCGTCCATCGGTGAAGACGCAAAGGTACTGATCTTATCTGGTGATAAGGACTTCATCCAGCTGCACAAGTACCTCCACGTGAGACAGTACGACCCCGTGAGAAAGAAGTTTATAACTCACGCAGATCCTATACGCTATCTTCAAGAGCACGTTCTCAAGGGTGACTCAGGCGATGGTATCCCTAATGTTCTATCTTCTGATAACTGCTTTGTGGTAGGTGAGCGTCAGAAGCCTCTCACTCAGAAGAAGATCGATGCTTTTATAGAGCAGAATATAGCCATGGATCTAAATCACGCTCTCGCACGCAACTACGCCAGAAACCAGCAGCTTATCGACCTAACGTGCATACCTGCTGATATATCCGAGAAAATCAAAGAATCATATATAGTTCAGGACAGTAGAGATAGAAGCAAGCTTCTTAACTACTTTATCGTAAACAAATTGAAGATGCTCGTCGAGCATATTGGGGAATTTTAATGAAACTAGGAATTGCTGAGATCTTAGGAAAGATCGCAAGTCTAAAGACCAAAGATGAAAAGATTGCAGCTCTAAGGCAGAACGATAACTACGCCATTAGAACTATCCTGCAGGGCGCCTATAGCAAGGATATCAAGTGGCTTCTGCCTCCTGGCGAGGTGCCATACAAGAAGAATGATCTTGAAGACCTAGAGAGCGTTCTGTACTCTGAGATCAGAAAGTTATATCTCTTTGTAGAAGGCGGTAATCCAAATCTAAAGCAGCTCAGGAGAGAGACCCTGTTCATTGAGCTACTAGAGTCGCTGGCACCAGCAGACGCAGAGCTACTCGCGGCTATAAAGGACAAGAAGCTCCCATATAAGGGATTAACTGAGGCAATCGTAAAAGAAGCATTTCCAGGGCTTATCAATGAGCAAGACAAAGCGTAATTTTAATTTTCGTTATGAAGAACGTAAGTACTACGACGGCGAAGAGACGACTATATCTAAGCTAAAAAGTGAGAAGAGTAAGAATAGAATGAAGCGCCTTCAACAGGCAATCAAGACGAAGAATGTTGACCGGCTTGTTGATTATGATGAGGATTATGGATACTAATGCCAACTTATGGATTTCTAAATAATGATAGTGGTGAAGAGTACACTATGTTTATGTCTATGTCGCAGCTGGATGAATATCTAAAGGATAACCCCAGCATAACCCAACTCGTAAACGGCGCTCCTATGATTGTATCAGGACGAGGTAATCAAAAACCAGATAACGGATTTAGAGATCTCTTGAGGGATATTAAGAAGAAGAACTCAAGAGGCATATCTAGGTCTACTGTAAACACATTCTAGGGAGCGCTCTAATAAGAAAGAGCGTAAATGTCAGAAACTGTCACTCAGAGATTAACAAAAAAACAAAGAAGAATCTTAAGACAGGAAGGAGTGCTTGGTAATCAAGACACGGGATTTAGATCTAATTTTAAGCTAAAGAATATAGATCCTCTAACTGAGAACCAAAGAAAAACATTTGAGGCATTTGAAAATGGAAAGAACTTACTTCTCCATGGAATTGCCGGAACTGGTAAGACGTTTTTATCACTTTATCTCTCAATAAGAGAGCTGACATCGGGTAGCGACAAGTACAACAAGATATTCATAGTAAGGAGCGCGGTTCCTACTAGAGACATGGGTTTCTTACCTGGAAACACAAAAGAGAAGTCAAAGGTATACGAGGCGCCTTATATGGCCATAGCCACAGAGTTGTTTGGTCGTGGCGATGCGTATGAGGTGCTAAAGACAAAGGACTACATAGAGTTCATCTCTACCTCGTACATAAGAGGTATAACTCTATCCAACTGCGTAATAATAGTTGACGAAGTTCAGAATATGACGTACCATGAGATCGACTCGATTATAACTCGAGTCGGCGACAACTGCAGGATTATATTCTCAGGTGACTTTAGGCAGACTGACTTTACTCGTGAACAAGAGAAGTCAGGACTGAGGGATTTTATAAACATCATAAAGACCATGAAGGCCTTTGAGTTTATTGAATTTGAGATTCAAGATATTGTTAGATCAAGAATGGTGAAGGAATATATCATTGCTAAAGACAGATACACCCGTCAAAAGGAACGAAGGGAAGATCTTCACGCATAGTCTGCTCGAGCGCATCGAGCTCGAGCGTGTTGAGATAGATGAAAAGAGACACTACGTCACCGCCGAAGGCCAAGCGTACAAGTCTGTGACCACCATTCTCGGCGAGAAGCTGAGCAAGAAGGGTCTTGAGGACTGGAAGAAGAGAGTGGGCGAG